AAATTTAATGCAACACTTGGTTAAAGTAATTCTTTTCTGAATTCGTGAAGTCCGATAATGTTATCATCAACAGTTTTTCCGTTGTAAACCATTTCCTTGATTTTCTGAATTGCTTTAGCAATGTTGTCTTGAACATTTTCTTTATTAATTCCTTCTAAAATTGTAAGGGTTTCAGTTTTACTGGTTTCAAGGAGTGTTTTCTTTTCTTTAGTAGTTGATTTAATAAGTGTTCTTAGTAATCCCCTATCACTTTCATCCAGACTGGCATATTTTTCATTAAATTTTCCAACAGCAATTTCGATAACGTCCTCATTGAGTGGTTGAACGTCAACGTTTTCAACCAACACTTTTTTAGGTTCTTTAATATGATTAAAAACCAACGTAAATGATTCATGAATCGCATCAACATCCACATCATCACTAACTTTTAGTGATTCTGTGATAAGTGTGTTAATCGCATCATATAAACCAACTTTTTCCAGATTATAATCAGCTTCGGTTATTGTAGCGATAACATTTTCAGTAAGAAACTCATTTAATTTCTGACGTTCAGCTTCGATTTCTTCAATAGTATATACTTCAAACAACTTGATGTTATTATCAAGATAATCTTTGGCAAACAATTCGTTTTCAATATGTTTGGTTTCGATATTATTATAGACTTTGAACTCCAATTGGAGAATTGGAGATTTTTTTACAACATCAAAAAAATCGAAAGCAACTTTTTTTGATTCCACGATTAACTTATCGTTGAAATACGACTCTTTTAATTTATTGGAAATTATCAAATTAGCAATTCCTATGTTGACGTTTTTCATATGGTATGATTCGATTTAATATAAATACTATAATTAACTATAAATGCTTACTTTGTGTAATATATTAATTACACACCTAAATTATTCATCTAACTCAATGTTTTCAATATCCACAATATCAGTATCTTCGGTTTCATTAATTTTTTGCTGACTATTAATGGTTTCACTACCCACCAATAACTGGTCTATTTCAGCAATCATATCGGTAGCACCTTTATTTAGTTTATCGTTAATCTTGTTATTTTCCTGAATAATTTCCTTCTGTTTAATCTTTTTCTTTTGTTCAGGTTCTTCTGAACTACCGTAAACGAGTTTTTCAAGATGTCTATCATATTCTTCTTCACTCATTTTACCTTCCATCATTGGAGCACCACCGCCTAACGGAGCACCACCTATGGGTGCGCCCATATCACCACCACCTGCTGGAGCACCACCTAATGGTTCACCACCACCTAATGGTGGCATTCCACCCATATCACCACCTGCTGGAGCACCGCCTTCTGGTGGTGGCATTCCACCTTCAGTTCCACCCGTGAGAGTCATGTCCTCAATCGGTTCACCGAATCTCTTATCGATATCAGCAAATAAACCAGATTTCTTAATTGCAACTGGAGAATCTTGAAGTTCTTGCATAACGACTTTTTCCATTTTTTGTTGTTTCAAATCGTCAACAATTTCTCTGTCACTCATGTTGAAAATCAATCGTTTTGCTGTTGTATGTGACATTGCAGCGATACCACCTTCAGCACGTGTTAATTCAGTATAGGTCTGTGCTTTATCACGCATTAATTCAGACTTCAGTAATTCCTGTTGTGTTGAAGGATTTGTAAGTGTGAGTTGAAAACCATTTAGGTCCTCACCAGTATAACCCAATAAATACAGGTGAATCATCGCCATCTTATTGAGTTCCTGAATCATTGCCTGTTGAATACGATTGACTTTCTTAGCAAATCTAATATCGTATTGTGCCATGTTTTTACCAGCACCAGCAGCATCTTGGAAACTCAAGAATGGTTTTGGAACACCGAGACCCACAAATAAATTGTCTCTAAGATATTCAATGTCTTGTATTTGGTCGAGGTTCTGAGCACCCGGGAGTGTCTCTATCCCCGTTTGTGTATTTGCGTTTCTTACAGGTAGGAAATAATCTTCATCATTACCCAAAATATTAAATCTATAGTCGATTTGACCATCATTTGGTGCTACCTGTGATGTCTTTTTGAATGTGGTAGCAACTTTATAGATATATTCTTCGATATCGTCTTCATCTATGTTTCCAACATCGATTTTAAATACTTTTTTCTCACCAGCACGAATAATACGATAGGTAAGCATTGCGTCTTCAGCCATTACAAGCTGACGAAATACTCTTCTGACCTTATTTAAGATTGAAGAACCATATGGTAGATACTTATCATCACCAAGAAGCCTAAAGTGTGCGATTTCAAAAACGTTAAACTCGTCACCAGTCATTCTTTCCTTGAATTTCACCAATGGTTTGCCGTTTTGTATTCTTTCAAATCTTTCGATTTCGTAATTCACTAATTGCTTAACGTGGGTAATACCTTTTTTACGTTCTCCGTAGAGTAATACAAAATTATCACCATATTTACAAACATTTCTCACCCAAAATGGTAGGTTTACGTTCACATTAACAGTATCGTAGAAAAATTCTTCCAATAACGTCTTTATCCTGTCTTTATTGGAATAAATGTTAAGCATTTTACCATTTAAACCAATGGTGGTGGCTTCTTCCATGAATAAATCCAATGCACTACTGATAATTGGATAATATTCCATTCCCTCATAATCAATATATGCTGGGAGTCTGGCTGCTTCATATTGCAATGCCTTCTGGAAACCCCTATCAGTTGTCCTAAAGAATTTATTTTGAAGTTCTTTCTTCTGCTCTAACTCCAGACCTTTTTTATGTATTTCTTCAGGAGTGTTACCTTTAATAACAATCTTAGACCCTTTTGAGGGTGTGCTTTGTGATATTGATGGTTGTGCATCTTGAAATCCCATTCCATCAAGATTCAACATCTTATTTAGTTGTTGGTATATAGTCCCTTTATTCTCTTTTTCGCCAGCCATTTTTATAATTTTTTATAGTTTTTTATAAATACTCTGAAATTTTGTAAAAGTCAGTTATTCATAAATACATTCTATCTTTTCTTTTTATCTTTTATTCCATCAAATAACCATGCATTTCCTTGATATGGGTTTAATGGTGATATACTATTTGGTGAAATCATTGGTTTATGTTTAATTTCCCTCTTACTTCCAATCTCACTTATATCATTATTAGTGAGTATAGCATTTAACATTTTTTCGGTAATTCCCTTACTTTGTTTAAATCTTGCCATGTCGAAATTCAATACAAATAATCCAATTGCTAAACCCATAATACTATCATCATGGAATGTACGTTTATGGTCAGCAACACGATTTCCAGCCACCGTAACGAATGTTTTTAATTCATTTAATAGTCTTGTAGACCTAATAACAACATCCTCTAAATGGATGGCTCTCTGCATTTCAAGCACAACTGATGGACGGTTGTTTCCGATAAAGAAACCGGGGATTAGGTCTACGTTTGAAACCGCACCATCAGGCATTACTTTCTGACCTCTTTTAATATATCCAGATAACCTGTCTCTTGTTGGTTTATGTGCTACTTCAGCATAATGAACATTTTCATAACCGATTTCAAGTAGTTTCTCAACAGTATGAACACCATGACCACCAGTAACATCAACAACACAATATGCATCATTATATCGTTTTCCGTATTGATATGCGATTTCTGCAAGTTGTTGTGGACTTATTTTTCCGTAATATTCGGCAACCTGTTCGACCTTATGTCGTTTTATTTTAACCTTTTTTGTTTTTCCGTTTTTCGTAACCACCTTCTCTTCAACCACTTCGGTAGTTTTCAACATATTTAGTGTTGAATTATCCTCTCCGTGCCCGGGCGAGGCATCTAATGCCATTATATAATCTTCACCAACAACAGGGTCTTCCCAAACCCACATATTTCCATCAAGATATTCTTGACGTAATGGTGTTTGGATTTCATCATCTTGTATTCGTTTAAGATATTCTTCGGCAATAAAGTTGTCACCAGAACCGAGAAATGAACAAAGTAATTCCTGCGCAACTTTACGCATATCACCATTGGCGTTACGAATCTGTTCATCAAACCATTCATTGGTTGCTTCCCAACCATCTTCTATAAGTTGACTTCGTTGTGCATGTGACCTACCCTCATCTTCTAATTTGATTTCATTTGTTTTGCCTTTATTTTTAACCCAATACAAACCCTGATTATATCTTGGGTCGTTATACCACCAGAGTTCAACAGCGTGAAAATTGTTTTTACTTCGACCATCTTCATCAAGTTCTCTTGCACCCATGAATGTCTTATAGAAAACAGCATCGAGTCCAGATGGTGTACTAACCATGATTGCACGACCACCAGTTACCAATGAAGGTAGTGCTGCTGTCCAGAACTTATCACCCTTTTCTGCCCATGCTGTTTCATCCCAGAACAACAGTGTTGGTGTCATACCACGTAAAGTCTTAGATGCGAATGCACCGAGTTTCGAATCGTTATCGTAAATCTTAAGTTTTTGCGTATCTTTTAAGTTCTTTTCGGTATTTCTACCAGTTTTAGGTCTGAGCCAAGAAGGGCAGCAATCAATGAATTCCACAACATCACTCATTAATTCACCTGTAGCGGTTTCCAGTTTATCGGCAACGATTGCAACGGCTCTGTTTCTATTAAACATAACATACCATGCAATATATGCACAAGTTGTTGTTGAAACACCAGCCTGACGATATTTATTGGCTACGACAAATCGGTTATCAAGATAACTTTTAATTAATTCTTTCTGGAAATCAAATAGTTTAAATGGAACAATCATACCAGCAACACCCTGAGTCTGGTCAAAAATTGTTAAATAGGTTTCGATAAAATAAATAGGATTTGCAGCGCAACGAACAATTTCGTCTTCTTGTTCTTGAAATGTTAACTCACTGGCTTTTTTTATAACACCTGCTTTGGTGACAATAATAGGTTCAACATTAGTAGCAGCCTTCCTGAGTTTTCTTGCCTGTTTTCTGGCTTCTTCCTTTTCTCTTTCCTTTTGTGCATCATATGGAATCAATGGAATGTGTTCGGGAAAATCAGAATCGTCTTTTTCGGGAGTAGAATCTAAATTAAGATTTATATTAATTTTATCTTTTTCAGAAGCAGCGTCTAAATTAAGGTCGAATTCGGTACTCATTTATAAATATTTATAATAAATACTTACAAACATAAAACCGCAAGGCACGGTGTATATCTTGATACATCGTGCCTCGAAACCCCTTCACCCTAATCTGGTGCGATGGGCAATTATAAATACTAAAATTTCAACGAAGAAGTCTCTACAAATTCATTATTTTTTAAAATCATTTTTCTGGAACTCAGGATTTCCTTTATCTTCGCCAATGTCATGCCGTAATGAAATACAAGTAATGGTACATCATCATTGTCACCTTCAAACATTTTCTCGTAATCACTGAATGGTGCAGTACCATCATTCTCTCTTTCAACTTCAAATGCTAATGCATGAATTGTATGATAACCATGCATGTATTCTCTATCAACTGCTTCATATAA